TCTGCAATCCCGAATCCTGGATTTCCTGGGTCAGGGTATTGGTGCGTCCACAGTAGCGAATGCTGTAGGAGTCACAGAGTCCTATATTAGCCAGCTCTTAGCAGATGAGACTTTCCGCGGAGAAGTTCGGCGTCGCCGTATGGAAGCTCTGCAGGAGACTACTGCGCTTGACCAAACTTACCATCGAATAGAAGTTAAGGCAGCAGAGAAGCTAGAGAATGCAGTAGCCTTCATGTCGAACCCTAAGCAGTTGCTAGAGATAATTAAAACAGTTAATAACACCAAGAGAAGGGGAGCAGGCTCAGAGCCTACGGAACAGCAAGCTGGTATGGTTATTGAGCTCAGGCTCCCCACTGGCATTGCGGCTAAGTTCGTAGACACCAAGACTATCCAGCGAGACCAGAATAACCAGATCTTGCAAACTGGAGATCAGGTTCTAATAACTGCACAAGCTCAGTCAATCCGAGATGCGCACAGGAAAGAAGATAGCAAGGATACTTCCCAGACTCTGGAGGTAACATATAATGACACAAGCCGAGAAAGCGCAAGTCAGAGCGCAGAATCTGGCCCAAGTAAGAGAGCGATCCGAAGCCGCCCAGAAAGCCTTAGCCTCGCGGATCTTGAATAACCTTATAGATAAGTTCGCAGGTGGAACAGTTGTAGTGCAGGCCCCTAGAGCACAGGAGTCCCGTAGGCTGTTCCGTGTGGAGGTATAATATGGATAGCGGCATGGATAACGGCGGGGACAGCAGCGTAGACTTAGCTGGTTCCCCAGAGGAGATATCTGCACTCTTAGCTGAGCCTCAGATCCATGGATCATTTAATGCCGCAGATATCAGAGCATTAGCTGCAGAGCACCCAGACTTTCTTGGAGCTCTAGCTATGCCAGATATTCATGAGGCAGGATACCCTCCACTGTTCTTGACTATCTGGGGGATACTTACAGGATACGCTTCGCAGCTGGTCGGATTGTTTAAGTATTTCGCACTGGGGTTGCCGCGCGGTTTCGGTAAGACCAGCTTCATTAAGCTCCTGATCCTCTGGATACTTCTTTTCAGTAAGCGGAAGTTTATTCTAATAGTCGCTGAGACTCACCAGAAAGCCTGTAATATTATGGCTGACATATTTGATATGTTGGATGAGCCTAATATTAAGAAAGCATTCGGGGACTGGAGAGTAGGCAAGGAGACTGACACTAGGGATCTGAAGAAGTTCGGATTCCGAGACCGAACTATTGTGGTAGCTGCTCTAGGTTGCGGCGGCTCAGTTCGGGGCTTGAATATTAAGAATGTCCGCCCAGATGTTATTCTCCTGGATGATATCCAGAGTAAAGAGGATAGCTATAGTGATATAGAATCCAGAAAGATCGAGAAGTGGCTGCAAGGTACTCTTCTGAAAGCTAAGGCTAACTACGGAGTACTAGTCATATTCCTGGCTAACATGTACCCTAATGATAACTCTCTCCTGAAAAAGCTCAAACGGAATCCTGAGTGGGAGAAAGTTATCTGTGGTGGAATTATCACAGGTAAGGATGGACAGCTAGAGTCTCTATGGGAAGCAGTGCGGCCTCTGGAGTCTCTATTCCAGGAATATCGGCTTGACTTAGCTGCAGGACAAGAGGATGAATTCTTTGCGGAAGTCCTGAATGACGAGAATGCCTCCATGAATCACATGGTGGACATTAACCGCATTCCAGGGCTGCCATTCGATGATCCAGACTCGGAGATCCACCAGGGGAGTTTCATAGTTATTGACCCGGCCACCGGTAAGAAGAATTCTGACTCCGTAGCTATCGGATATTTCCAGGTATTCGATTCCAGACCAGTGATGTGGGATTTGGAGGCTGCTCGATTCAATCCCATGGAGACTATTAAGCAAGCCCTTAGCTTCTGCTCTCTGTACGGATGTCGAGTGATATTTGTGGAATCGGTAGCTTATCAGGCCACGCTTAAGTTCTGGATGGATTACTTTATCGCTAAGCTTGGGATTGAGGGAATAGAGGTAGTGGAGATCTACCCTGGACGATCCAGTAAGAACTCCAGAATCTTAACTATGTTTAAGCAACTGACCGGACGCCCGGACTCTGCAGATCCCACAGTTCCGGAAATTCTGCTGCATGACCGAGTGCGAACTAGAGTTATCTCTGAACTCCGAGGATTCGATCCACTACGCACAGATAACGTAGATAACATTCTGGACCTCCTGACTTATGCCACACCGATCCTTACCAAGTATGGTGAGTATCTTAGATACACCACTCCTATCGAGGCACAGGTAGTGGAGCAAGAGTCAGTAGAGTCTCTAGCTTATGAGTCATTCCAGAACAGCCCATTTTAAGGAGCCATAATGGCTATAGCAAACCAGGTAACTCCCTCAGCGGAATCCCAAGCACTCATAGTTAAGTACGCTAAGAGTTGCATGGATAACTATGCAGGGACATATAACACTCGGGAAAGGTTAGAGGAAGCTGACCGTACATACATGCGGGAGGTAGATTTCTCCCCAGAACGCATGAAAGCTGAGATTGTGAAGCGGAAGGGAGATATCACTAAGTTCCAGAATGTGGTAATTCCTGTAGCTCTGCCGCAGGTGGAATCTGCCGTGACATTCCAGAGTGAGATGTTCTTGTCTGGGTTCCCTCTGTTTGGAGTAGTCTCGGACCCAGTGAACCAGGATGCAGCGGTGGCAATGGACACTATTATCGGAGACCAGCAACTTCGAGGGGGTTGGGTACTGGAGTTCCAGAAAGCATTCCGAGATGGATTTAAGTATAATCTGCTGGGAATGTGTACGGATTGGGTACGGGAGCGTACTTATGCTGTAGCCCCCACTCAAGTCGAAGCCACCACTCAGCTCACTGAAGTACTGTGGGAAGGTAACCAGATCAAGAAGCTTGATCTGTATAATACTTTCTATGATGCCTCAGTTAATCCTGCAGATATCTCCAGAGATGGGGAGTACGGAGGATACCTTGAGCTGAAGACTGGTGTAGCTATGAAGCGGTACCTGCAGAATACTCTAGGCACTTTCAATGTGAAGCAAGCCTTGCAGAGTATTATGAATGTAGGTATTGCAGGCCAGACTACTCCGACCACGTACTATTTCCCTCAGCTTAATCCCTCAGCCCTTATTCGGTCTGAAAGTCTTAGTTCCACTAATTGGGTAGCCTTCTGGCAGGGTACGGGATCAAGGGACAGTATTCTCCCCCAGCTGTACAAGTCTCGATACCAAGTCACCACACTGTACTGCCGGATCTGTCCTGCAGATTTCAAGATGTTCCGAGTTCCCAGTCCCACAGTCCCGCAACTCTGGAAATTCGTGATCGTTAATAACGCTGTAGTGGTACTTGCAGAACAGCTTACTAATGCTCATGATAAGCTTCCCCTGGTGTTTGCTCAGCCTCTGGATGACGGACTGGGATACCAGACTAAGTCGCTTCAGAAGAACGTGGAGCCGATGCAGGAGATTGTCACAGCATTCGCGAACTCTAGTATCCAGTCCCGGCGTCGGGCCATTAGTGATCGAGGTCTGTACGATCCGCAACGCATAAGTGCCCGAGATATTAACGCTGACAGTCCCACAGCTAAGATCCCAGTTAGGACTAATGCTTTCGGAGGCAAGGTCTCGGATGCTTACTATCCTCTCCCGTTTGAGGATGGACAGTTCCAGATCAATGCGTCTGAGATGAACATGTACCTGGGATACGCCGATGTAGTAACTGGCATGAACCAGGCTCGCCAGGGACAGTTTACTAAGGGTAACCGTACCAGGGCAGAGTTCTCCAGTATCATGGCTTACGGATCTGGTAGAGATCGAAGCATTAGCCAGGCACTAGAGTGCTCTCTGATGCAGCCTATTAAGGAGATCCTCAAGGCTAACGTTCTCCAATTCCAAGGAGGCGTCTCGCTGTTTAATCCAGAGCGTCAGCAACTGGTTGAGGTAGATCCAGTTAAGCTCCGTAAAGCTATGCTGGTATTCAAGTTGTCTGACGGGCTGCTTCCCAGTGAGCGTATCATGGACTCCGAGTCTCTCACTCTGGCACTGCAAACCCTGCAATCGGTTCCCCAGCTTGCACAAGGATACAATGTTATCCCAATGTTTAGCTACATCATGAAGATGCGAGGAGCTAAGCTTAAGCCCTTTGAGAAGTCTCCGGAACAGCTGGCTTTCGAACAAGCTATGCAGCAATGGCAGCAAGCTGTGATGGCAGCAGGACAGCAGATAGCAGAAGCTATTCAGAAAGCTGGCCCAGATTCTGGAATTGACGCGGAAGCACTTATGCAGCAAATCCAGAGCCAGGTTCCTCCACAGCCTAAGCCAGAGGACTATGGTTATAATCCTCAGGTAGCTACGCAAGGTGAGGACGCTAGAAGTGTCTTTGCTCAGACTCAGGTGGAGTAAGGAGAGGGAGAGAAGGGAGTAGTTATGAGCAAGAAACCTGCACTGTGGGTATATCTTGAGTATGTGGGCGACGGGAGGTACGAGGTCGGGATCACAAGGGACATATACCCAATATTGCTGAGACCTAACCGAGAGGTACTAGGCTACTGGTCATATCCGAGCAGGAGGTTCTTGAACAAGCTTAAAGTTATGCTTGCCAGCCTGGCTCGGAACCAAAGCTGGACTCTAAGACTCCTCCTCGCACAGTGCCCTAGTGGGGTTAGTAGATCGGTCTATAGGCTACCAGGAGTGATAACCGCGCTTGCGCGGAACACAACCCCTCCCTCTAGCCCCGTTTTCTCTTACTAACCCATCTCACAACTTACCCAACTCCTTATTAACAGCCCGCGAGGCCACAAAGAATCTCCGCAGCCACTATCTAACGAGATCTAGGCTACCACAACAGCCTATGTTGCCGAACCCTCGCGGCCTCCCGCAATAAGCAATTCTCCCAATTAGGAGCACACCGTCCCATGAATCCAGATGCCCCGAATCTGTACAAACACATCAATCTATTCCAACTCCAGCCAATGACTCCGGAAGAAGAGCTGGCCGGTTCACTGCTCACCCACGAGCAGAAACGAAGGCTGCTTCTCAAGGCTTCCAGGCTTGGAATGGATATCCTTAATGAGACTCTCAAAGAGGATGACCCGGATAGATTCCGGAAACTTGCCAGAGCTCAAGGCTCCTTGGCAATAATTTATGAGATCTTAGGAGACTCTGATTTAGCGGAGGAGTCTGTGGGGTCTAAAGAATCTAGTAACGCAGTAACTAACGGCAAATCTGCCAATTAAACATAAAGGAGCATCACCATGGCAAGTCTTATGGATATTTTCCGTACCGCCCCCGCTGAGCATCAACCGGCCACTCAAACTCCACAACCGCAACAAGCTAGTCCAGACCAGCCGCCACAAGCTCAGGAGCCTCAAGGTCTGGATCGTTTCTCTGATTTGTTCAGCCCTAAAGAAGGCGACGTATCCCCTACTAACTTCGATCCCTCCAAGCTGTTCGAGATGACTCCTGAATCTCAGCAGGCTCTGGCTTCCGAAATTGGTAACATGAACTTTGTGCAAGGTGCTGTGACTCCGGAGATTGCACAAGCTATTCAAGCTGGCGGAGATGAGGCTCTTAAGGCTATTCCCGCCTTGGTTAATGGAGCTTCTAAACAGGCGTTCACTGCAGCACTGCAAGCCGCGATGAAAATCAACCAGGCAAGCTTGACTAAAGCAGCTCCCGCGATGGAAGCTCGGATGACTGACATCCTTCGTCAACGATCTGTAGAGTCTGCGGTTAAGGATGCTAACCCTGTATTCTCGCATCCGGCCGCTAAGCCTATCTTGGACGCCCTGGTTCCCCAACTCCAAGCTCGGTATCCTAAAGCTTCGGAGACTGAGATCAAACAGATGGCCAGTGATTACATTACAGACCTGGCCTCTCTGGGAGTCCCTAAAGAGGAATCCAGCAAAAAAGGTGATACAATGGAAACTGACTGGAGCAGCTGGCTGTCGTAGGGACTCCGGTAAATACTTTTGGAGAATGTTATGAGTAAAAACTCAGTGTTTACGGGGGACGCGGTTGTCCAAGTTTCCCCCGTAGTGGTGGATTCGGAAGACGATTCCGTAGTTGGGCTGGGTCAACCAGTTAGCATGACTCTTAAGGATCTGGCAGCATTGCTGGCTCCTCTGCTGGAAAGCGACGGGGGCGAGGAAGACGATTCCGAAGAAGGTTAAGCCTCACTTCAGCTACCAGCTTCAATTCAAATCAATGCCCTAAGAGGGCTAAGGAGTTTTAATTATGGCCACTTACGGCACTGTTCCCGGTTTGTTTAATTCCGGCGGCTTTACTCAGGATCTGACAGTCAAAGACTTTGCCAGTATGATTATGCGGTACATGCCGAACGGCAATGCTCCGCTGTTTGCAATGTCTTCGGCTCTCGGGGAAGAAACTGCAGTTAATACCACGCATGGCTATTTTGCTAAATCCATGGTGTTCCCGGAGATTGAGCTGACTGCAGCTATCTCTGCTACGGACACCAACCTGGAAGTTACGTCTACCGATAACATTATCGAAGGCATGATCTTCCAGTTCGAGGCCACGCAAGAGAACGTGATGGTTATCCGAGTTACGGATGCTACTCACGTAGTTGTGCAACGAGGTATTGGCGGTGGCGCTGATGCTGTCGATCCGGCAACTGACGCAGCGAAAGCCTATCAAGTGGGTAACGCTCACGAAGAAGGTTCGCTCCGTCCGAATGCTCTGGCCATCACACCTGTGCAGATCACCAACCTGACTCAAATCTTCCGTAATACTTACGCTATTACTGGCACTGCGGAAGCTGTTTCGGTCATTGCTGGGGATACCACCGCAGCGGAAAACCAGCGAGACGCCGCGGCTTTCCACGCCACTGACATTGAGTATTCTCTGCTTTTCGGTAAGAAAGGTATGGGAGTTCGCAATGGTCAGCCGATCCGATTCATGGATGGCCTGATTAACGTAGTCAGTGATCTGAACTACTATCCTGCAGGCACCAGCCAGGCTAACGTGTTCAATGCTTCCAGCACTGGCACGGACTCCATTACGCTGGAAAGCTATCTGGATGCCACGCTGAATCAGCAGACTGATCCCACCACTCCGAACGAGCGCACTATCTATCTGGGCGGTGAAGCTCTGAAAGTTATCAATCGAATCTGCCGACTGAACGGTGAATACGAGTTGATGCACGGTCAATCAGAGTGGGGTCTGCGATTCGACACCCTGAAAATGACTCGGGGCACGTTCCGTCTGGTGGAGCATCCGCTGCTGAATACCAATAGCTTCCGTTCCAAGATGGCTATCGTTGTGGACTTATCCACCTTCCGCATTGCTTACTTGAATGGTCGCAAGACTCAGGATCGTAAGTTCAATGAGAAGGGAGCTACGGTTGCACAGGATAACGGCATTGATGCTACGGGCGGCACCTTGACTACGGAGTGCACTGCACTGGTCAAGAATCCTCCGGCGAATGCAGTTATCTACAACCTGACTAAGGCTCTGGCGGACGCTACGACCTAAGCAGGCAGCAGGCTAGGAGCTAGTGGAGACAGTTTCTGCTAGCTCCTCCTGCACTATACAGAATAAGGAGCAAACAATGCGGTATTTTCTCACTAAGCAAAAACTTCTGCAGTATAAGGATGAAACTCAGGGAGTACACATCTCCTTTGGTAAAGACAAACGGTACGCTACGGATGATCCGGACGACCTGGCGTATCTGGACAAGGAACTTGCAGCAGGCAAGAAAGCTGGCAAGCCAGTATTTCGGGAAGTTACTGAAGATGAATACAAGGCCGCAGCACCTAAAGGCCCATCTCCGCACGATCAACAAGCTCAGATTCTTGCAGCCATGGCTATGTCCAGAGGTGGCGAGCCCCTTAGTATTCCTAGCGGGGAACAGGCTCCCACTTTGCGAGCAACTTCTACCGCAGACAGTCCCACTACCGGGGGCACTAATCCTGCAGGGATGAATGTCACTCAGGCAGAGACTATTGCTGCAATTCGCGCCAAAGTGCCCTCTGCCCGCGCGACCTCTCCGGAGAAATAACCGCCATGAACTTTGCTGAACTCAAGACCGAAGTGTCTGCTATCGTGAAGCGCCCGGACTTAGATAGCCTGGTTGAGTCCAGTATCCGGGCAGCCATGCTGAAGATTCATACTGCTAACTTCTGGACTAGAGACATCCAGGAGTTAGCAGTAGCTTTTACATATCCGAATGTGCTCACAGACTGGAACCCCAGGGACACTTTTGAGCGATTCCGCAAGATTGCGTATATCCGGATATGGAATTACGACGAGTCGGATTCAGATAACTACGGAATGCCCGGCCCGCTACTCACCAGCACAGAGCTAGGAGATGTAGCTGATTATTGGGGATTCCAGAAAGAGGATATCTATTACGAGGCTGGGGACTTAGTGCAGATTCGCACAAGACAGCCTCTAGCTTACTCTCTGATCGGAGCGTACAGATTTCCTAAAGTGACTGTGGACAGTGTATCTGGAGATATTATTTCCTGGATCGCCACAGATTATCCTTGGGCGATTATCCACGAAGCTGCCGCCAGTGTATTTCGGCACATTGGGTTTGATTCCATGGCAGCAGCTGAAAGCCAGGAAGCTTCGATACAGCTTACAATACTTAACATGCAGAATACTCAAGAGCCCTCTGTTAAGCGGGATTAAGGATTAGGAGATAACAATGGCGGGCACAGAAACTAGTATATGGGGAGCTGGACAGGAACTTATTCCTGGCCCTAAAGGGGATAAAGGAGATCCCGGCCCTGCACCGACACTAGAAGTAGGTACAGTCAGTCGAGGAGTTAATCCTGAGTTTGTACTTACAGAGACTTCTCCTGGAACGTATAGTGTTGATGTTACACTCCCGCGGGGTAATACAGGTAATCCAGGTAATCCAGGACCGCAAGGCGAACCAGGCCCGCAAGGTGCTCCAGGGCTAGTACAGGGTATTACAGGATCTCCGGATATTAACGTGGATAACACTGATCCAGCTAATCCAGCGCTGTCTCTTAGTGAGAGTTTCCAGGACAGCCTGTCTGCATTCTCTGATAAACTTGACGAGATCGTACCTGGGGAGGGGATTGCAGTTGATAACACTAATCCTACAGCTCCTGTAGTCTCTGCACTAGAGTCCAAGCTAGTAGTCGACAGTGTTGATGATCCTACAACTACCGATATTCCGGCAGGGCAGTACCGAGTTTGGCATAATACGTCTTCCGGGGAAGTCCGATTGTGGGCTAACGTTGGAGGAACTCTGCTATATGTGGAGCTAGTTGACGAACCTGGCCCCCCAGGAGGCGGTGGCTCGGAAGACGAGGAGATTTAAGATGTCCATAGGACGCACTACTAAGACAGTCTATAAGACTGATCCAGGAGACCTTAAACTCCTGATGGCATTGTATGATGGAACTACGCTAGTCTCCGCTACAGCAATGCCTTGGAACCCAGGAACTGCCCCAAGAGACTTATGGGCTATGCTCTACGGAGTTGGCAGCCTGTATATGACTTTGGCAGCTATTAACGATCCTGCTAATGGCGGCACTAATAGAGAATACACTATTGGTGAGACTGACTTGGCAAGGTTTATAGAGGACTTGCCGCCTCCGATGCCTATTGAAAATCTTCGCACGGTACAAGATATGACTAATTCTAGCCTTCCTCCTGGGTACGATCGGGGCAAGACTGACATCTGGCAGCGCATGCTGTGGTACTTACTGGACGTCGGTATCCCTCAGATCCCTGAAGATAACGGTAAAGTTCTCAAAATTAACTCTGATCCAGAACAACTGGCTCAGGGGCTTATGTTCGTCTGGGGCTGGCCTGCTCAGTTGGAGACCCCCCGTAAGGTAAGTATCGGTGCAAATCCCGACGGGCAGGTGGAACTTATTGAGCGTGAATTTGACGGCACCGAGGATATTGAGTTTAACCTGCATGTTCGTAACTCAGACACTGCAGATCAATGGACAGCTCCGGTAAATGTGACCATTGGAGCTAATCCCACTGGTCAAGTAGAGGCCAGCACTCAAAGCCTGGATGGCACAGGAGATATTAGTTTCGATCTCCACGTGAGAAACTCCGATACAGCAGATAAGTGGACAGCGCCGGTGGAGATTACTATAGGTTCCGATGAGCGTATCGGGTATGACTATATCAGTGATCTGGAAGAAGTGACAGCTCAGTTAGACGGGACGGGGGATGTAACACTTAATCCTGGAGTACGCCACTCCATGGTCAGCTTCACGAACTCTGGGGAGCTGGCTCGCACACACGCGGGGGTTACCGGACAACCTGGACAAGTTAGGTCAGGTAACGCCATTATATCCCCGGGGCAAAATACAATAGCCATCGGGAACGATTCGGCAGCTCTCGTCTACGGGGCAGTATCACTAGGAGCTAATGCCAGTAATAACGGCAGTGCAGCAGTAAGTTTAGGTATCTATGCAACTGCTTTTGGGGCGAATAACGTAGCGTTAGGGGCAGGGTCTGTAGCCAATACTCCTGTGGGAGACTCTGAGAGCATTGTATCCGTAGGGGATGGGCTGGGTACTGATGGTTACCCCGCCACCCGCCGTATCACTAATGTCACTGATCCCAGGGATGCACAAGATGCGGCTACTAAAAATTACGTGGACGAGGAAGTAGCTACGGCAGTTGCAGGAGTATTGCCAGATACTGCAGGAACGGAAGAAGGTCAGGTACTTACTCTGGACGAGGATCTGAATCCGGTTTGGGCTGATAGTCAGGGAGGCAGCGGAGGGGGCGGGTATGCTTTTATATCCAGAGATAGCTCAGGTAATATAGTTGAAGTTGATGATACGGCTTTTAGTGGTCCGGGAATTGTGCGGAGCAGTAATGCTTCTACAACAGATGGACTGGGTTCGAACTC